AGAGTAATCTTTGTGCTGGATACTTCTATCTCTCATTTAGCTCAGAATCTAAGCTCTAAGCATAGAGTTAATAGCTAATAGCTTTAGCAAATTAGCTAAAGCTTAAAGCTAATTACACTAATAGTTATAACTAATAAAGATTAATATAAATGAGTGATAATAACTATAACTTTTTGAAAGCTCAAGTAAAAGCTTTTCATCCTAACTGGAGTGAAGAACAAGTAAACAAAGAATGTGAGAAGATTTTAAATGAAGGTGAGGGTGGTGAAGATGAGAGCTGCCTTTATTGTGGATCATAAAACAAACAGATGATATTAATACCGGCACAACTTGAATCAGTAGGCACAAGGAAGGATAAGACTCTTAAACTTACCTTTGGCACTAATGAGCTCACACCAGCACAAGCAGCTGAGCTATTTGGTACTGCCAATCAGTTCGGCTATCTTGCATTCAAAGATGAGAGCTTTAGAAGAGAAGAGCTTGATGCAGTAGAATCGCTTAAATCAGAGTTAGAAGATACACTTAAGAAACCATCTCAACGGTTACGTGGTATAATGTTTAGAGTTTATGAGGTTGATTCAGAGGGATTTACTACATTTGCTAAATACTATGACTCTAAGATGGAGCAATTAATAACACACTTTAAGAATAAGTTAGCATGAGTGAGGAGAACTTACAAAGTCTTACCATTAAAAAAGCTGCTATGTATGAGGCACTTACGAAGAACTTAGGTAACGTAACTAAGTCAGCTGAGGATATTGGAATACACAGGCAGACTCATTACGATTGGATGAATGATGATTCTGAATACAAGGCAGCAGTAGACTCATTAAAGAATGTAGCACTTGACTTCGCAGAGGAGCAGTTACGCAAGCTGATGGAAGGAGCAGAGCGCCAAGCATTAACACATGATGGTGAGGTAGTAACTATTAAGGATGCACCTAACACAAGCGCTGTTATCTTTTACCTTAAGACTCAAGGCAAGCAACGAGGGTACATAGAAAGGCAAGAGCTGAGCACAGAGATTAAAAGCATTAACATAACTATTGACGGTACAAACATATGACACCAAAAGAAAAAGCTGAAGCGTTAATTAAAAGATTTAATAAAGTTAAAATATTTATTAGTATTGAACCTTCTGATATTGATATAGATATTGAAAGTGTTGATTGTGATGCAAACAAACAATGTGCTTTAATTGCAGTAGATGAAATTATAGATAGTCTACCACAAATATCAGATATTCAGTATTATTGGATAGATGTAAAATTAGAAATAAAGAAATTATGAGCGAGAAGATAATAAGCACTAAGTACAGTGATCAGACGCTTGGCACATACGTAGACTTTATAGCAGCAGGCACAGATAGCATCAGCCAAATTCAAGCCATCACAGGATTGAAGAGAGACGATATCAGGAAGATAGACATGCCTACTATTGATAAGATAGTGAGTGCTTATGCAGATGGCTTGCGTAACGATGAGAAGATATTTGCTAAGTTCATAGACATAGATGGGGTTAAGTTTGGCTTTCATCCTAATCTTAAGAGCATGACTTTTGGCGAGTGGTTAGACCTTACCGAATGCAGTAAGAATTTCCCTCAACAACTGCCCGAATTAATGTGCATCCTATACAGGCCTGTTACAGCTGAGATTAATCTACAGTACAAGATAGAGCCATACGATAGCGATGTACATCTTAAGTTTGTGCCTCAAATGAGGAAGATGAACTTAGCCAATGTGAATGCTGCGCTGCTTTTTTTTTCGACACTCAGAAACGATTTAGTGAGCAATACACCCGAATATTTAGAGAAGGAGCTGGAGAAGCTGAAGAGGGAGATCACTCAGTTAGCAGAAGAGGTGAAACCTTAGCAAGTGTTTACCAATGGTGGCACGTGATAGAGGAAATGGCAGAGCGAGATATAACTAAATTTGATGCTATAACTAACACGAGAGCTTCAACTATATTCACCCATTTAACTTACGCGATGGATTACGCTAATAGCTTACAACAAAAGCTTACTTAAATTCCACTATAAGATATGAGCACAATTAACTACACATACAACGTAATAGTAGATAGGTTTAGACAGTTTGCAGCAGGGCATTTTCAGCTGCGTAGGTTTACACATGGTGAGATTAGCCAAGCCGATTTAGAGAAAGAAGCAGAGTGGCCATGGCTGCACGTTAAGCCTCGCGCTATTAACTACTCGCCAGGTACTCGCAGCTTCAGCTTTGAGATATTCATTAGCGACCTTCCTCGCGATAAAGAAGATAAGACAGGCTACCAAGCGGAGTCTATTACTGACTGCTCATTAATCTTCCAAGATTTAATTAACGATATATACTTGGGCAATATGTTTGGGGATCAGGTAGTGCTAAGCAGACCTGTAAACTCAGAGCCATTTGTAGAGCAATACACTCATACCTTAACGGGAGTTACGGGGATAATAGAGCTGAGCTTAGATTACGATTGGAGCGCATGCAGCATTCCTGCAAGCTGGAACTATAACACACCTACAGATTCGCCATCAGATGGATGGGGAGCACTTCAGTTTATTGAGAGCTTAGATCAGAATGGGGTATTTGTTAGCCTATTGAATGACGAAGAAGCACCGGGTAACAGTTACTACTATGGTACAGATGCGGAAGGTGTGAAAGGATGGTATGCAATAGTAGATAACATTGGCCTTACTTGTGAGACTTTACCCGATTGTGCTGTTATCATTTCTATAGAAGATGATATAGCAGCTCTGCAAACTGATGTAGCACTAAAAGCTAATACAGCTGATTTAGGAGCAACGGCTTTTAGCAATAGCTATAATGACTTAGATGATAAGCCTACTATTCCTGCTGCTCAAGTTAATTCCGATTGGAACGCAACGAGCGGAGTGGCGGAGATATTAAACAAGCCTACCATACCAACAGCAACGAGTGACCTTACCAACGACGGAGAGGACGGTGTTAATCCATTCATCACAGCGCAAGACCTTCCAGATACAAGCGGCTTCGTTCCTTACACAGGAGCGACGCAAAACGTTGATTTAGGAACGCACACCTTAAGCGCGAAAGATTTAGTCATCAATCATTCAAGTGGTAGCGGTGTTGCTGCTTCAATTACGAAAGGTGGCGCAGGTGAAGCGTTGACGGTTAACAAGACAAGCGGCAGCGGTAACGCAATGAGCGTAACAGGTGGAGTGACGCAGTTGTCAGAGCTACATTTGACTACTGACTTGGCTGACGCTTACATTGCATCTGCGGCAACGTGGAATGCAAAAGTCCCCGAAACGCGAACGCTTACAATTAACGGCACAACGCAAGATTTAAGCGCTAACAGAACATTCACGATAGCGACAGGTTTAACGGTAGGCACTACACCAATAACAAGCGGAACGGTTGGACGTGTGTTGTTCGAAGGAACGGGCAATGTGTTGCAAGAATCTGCGAATCTATTTTGGGACAATACGAATAGTAGGTTGGGGATTGGTACGGCTTCGCCTTTGAACACTTTAGATGTAGCAGGAACTGTTAGATTATTAAGTGGTAGTTCATCTCTTACTTTGAATAATGCTACATTTTCTGAATTAGCCTATGGAACAACGAACTATTTCAGAGCAAATGGTTCATCTGCAATAGTGCAAGGTCCACAAATTTTATTTTTAGTAGCAGCAATCGAACGCGCAAGAATTTTTGCAACAACAGGAAACGTAGGCATCGGCACAACAACAGACGCAGGTTTCAAGTTAGATGTGAATGGAAGCACAAGAGCTAATTCAATATTCTTTGGCGCAGGTTTGCCTTCGGTTTTATCAGTAGATCCAACAACGGCACTTACAAATATTACAATAGCAGGTACATCAGTAAGGATAGGTGATAATGTTGGAAGTACTATTAGCGGTTATCAAACTTACGTTACTTCACCTGGCATAGCAGATAGACAATACATATCGGGTGAGGGTGGTGTAATGATGTTAGGAAGTACTTTAGGTTTTTCCCGAACTTTTTCACCAACTTCAGGAACAGGAGTTTTCAACATCTTAAGATTATCTTCTACCATAAACCAAACAGGTGGCGCAAGCGGAGTTACAAGAGGTCTTTACATCAATCCAATTTTAACGGCTGCTGCAAATTTCAGAGCTATTGAATGGAGCAATAACACTGGATGGGGTTTGTATGGTGCAGGTACTGCCAATAATTATATGGCAGGCTCACTAGGCATAGGAGCCTTAACATTATCAAACTACGCATTGAATGTTGGTAAAAACATTACAGGATCTGTAGTTTCAGTTGGCATCGGGGTAACATCAGCCGTTTTATCAGATGTAACCAACACTGCACATTACTATCTTTCATCTGCAAGTACACAAGCCGCAACATTTACATTAGGAACATTAAATCACTATGTAGCTACACAAGGTGCTTTTGGTTTGAACTCTACTGTAAACAATCAGCATGGATTCTTTGCAGGTGCTTCATTGATAGGAGCAGGTAGCAACTTTGGATTTAGAGGTCAAATTCCTTCTGGTTCCAATCGTTGGAACCTGTATATGGATGGTACTGCACTAAACTACTTGAATGGCAACGTCCTTATCGGCACTACCACAGACGCAGGGTTTAGGTTGGATGTGAATGGAACGGCGAGGGTGAGTGGCGCGTTAAGGGCAGATAGCAGTTTATTGGTAAATGGGACTTCCATTAATGGTTCAGCGATTGCTCAATTTGATTCGGGTACTCGTGGCTTACTTCCTCCACGAATGACCACAACGCAAAAGAACGCTATTGCAACACCTGCGGCAGGGTTGGTTGTTTACGATACAACACTAAACAAATTGTGCGTAAGAGGCGCAGCAGCGTGGGAAACAATAACATCAGTATAATAAAATAAATATAATTACAATGGCTAAAATACAACCAATCACCTTTCCTTTAAACGCAGGGACAGCAACAGAAATGAGCGTTCTCATTCTGAACTTTGAAACAAGCGCAACAACTTGCACAACCTATTACGAATTAAAGACGGAAGAAGGCGCAGTTTTAAGCAATGGTAACTACACTCTGACCGAGCAAGAGTTCGCAGCGTGGGGTGAAGATAATACGTGGGTAGAGCAATGCGTAGCTAACGCGATAGGTGAAACAATTTTA